ATGCTTGGAGCAATACTCGGAGCAGTAGGTGGAGTAGCTTCCAGCCTGCTATCAAAATCATCAGCGGATAAAGCAAATGCAGCAGCACGAGAAAACGCGTTACGTCAAGAACAGCTACAACGTGATTTCGCACAGCAAGGGATTCAGTGGAAAGTCGAAGACGCGAAAAAAGCGGGTATACACCCACTATACGCTCTTGGAGCCAATACGGTCGCCTACAGTCCCGTATCAGTCGGACAATCCAGCACAGATTTCTCGGGGCTTGCCCAAGCTGGTCAAAACATCGGGCGGGCAATCGACGGTACGCGAACTGACGGACAGAGAGCTGAAGCTTTACAGACTACTCTACTCGCCGCTCAGACCGAAGGCGTTAGAATCGACAACGAAATCAAAAGAGCAGAACTACAATCAAAACTTGCAACCAACGCAACGCGGGGACCAGCAATGGCACCGGCTGCGGGAACAACACCAAGCGAGTACGACGGGCAAGGCGACGCGATCAAGCTATCAGTCCCAGGCATCAAACTCGAAACTCGCCGCGATGTGTCTGCTCCTGGCAGCCCTGAGTACGTTGCTGGCTCTGGCCCCGGAGTGGGATTATATAAAAACACTTCTGGCGGATATTCCCCGGTTATACCCCCCGAACTTGCCGAAAGTTTCGATCCAGATCTTATGGGATCAATAGACTGGAACATACGAAATCGAATATTGCCGAATTTCGGTATAGGCAAAAAACCAAATATTCCACGTGGCGAAGGTCAATACGTGGAATGGAATCCCTTTAAACAACAATGGGAGCTTAAAACAATAGGATACAGAGGCGTAAGAGAAACCCCGCCAGAATGGCGCTGGACAAAAACGAGGTAAAATGAGGTATCGTAAACGGCGGCGGCCAATGCGTAAACGCAGAAGCATCAAAAGACGTGGAGCGAGACCCCGCCGCATAGGAATCAGAATGTGATCTGCGAAGATCCTTACATGAACGACGGGATGGCACACGGCTGCGGCCGGTGCCTTCCCTGTCGTATAAAACACGCAAAAACTTGGACACATAGGATAATACTGGAGGCGACTCAACACAGAACAAGTGCTTTCATAACACTGACGTATGACGAGGAACACAATTTCAAAGAAGTGTCTCCAAGCCACTTAAGAGACTGGATCAAAAGAATACGCCATCACTACCCTTTTAGATATTATGCGGTAGGAGAATATGGAGAAAGAACCCTACGACCTCACTATCATCTTGCTGCATTCGGATATCCGCACTGCGAAAGAGGTCAAACAGATCTTAGAAAAAACTTTTGTTGTACAGTTTGCCAACGTACAGCAAATACCTGGGGAAAAGGAGCGATTCAAGTTGGTCGTTTGGAGGAAGCAGCAGCAGCATATGTTGCCGGGTATGTAACAAAGAAACTGAAAACAAAACAACTAATACCGGCGGACTATGAAAAACCGTTTCAACGGATGTCATTAAAACCGGGCATCGGTTACAATGTGATGCACGATGTGGCAGACGTTATGATGCGGTATGGGTTAGATAAAACGGAAATAGACGTTCCCACAACGCTACAAATAGGTAAAAAAAAACAACCGCTTGGGAAATACCTAAGAAAATCACTGAGGAAAATGATCGGGAAAGATGAGAAGGCGCCAAAGGAAGCCCTGGAGATCGCAAAAAACAAGTTGCAACCTGTGCGAGAAAATGCGTTCATTAATTCGGCGAGCTTTAAAGAGGAGGTACTCAAGACAACCAAAGGTCGGATAGAAAGCGTTAAGGCAAGGCACAAAATCTACAATCGGGAAAGACTATGAAAAGAAACAAATTCAGCTTATCGAACTACAAGCTACTTAGCTGTGACATGGGGGAACTGGTACCTATAGGTTTAACGGAAGTACTGGCGGGCGACAGTATACAACAATCAACATCTGCATTAGTACGCGCAGCACCGTTGCTCGCACCGGTCATGCATCCGGTACATGTGAACATACATCATTGGTTCGTGCCACACAGGCTTGTGTGGGAAGACTGGGAATCGTTTATTACAGGCGGGCCGGATGGAATGGATGCGTCCGTATTTCCAACAATTACAGCCCCTGGTTCAGGTGGCTTTCCAGTTGGTAGTCTTGCGGATTACCTGGGTTGTCCAACAGCAATTAACTCTTTGGAAGTATCGGCTCTCCCGTTCAGAGCGTACGCCCTCATCTACAACGAATGGTATCGAGACCAAGACCTCAACACCGCTCTCACAATCGATGACACATCAGGCCCAGACACGACAACAAGTACCACTCTTCAAGTCGGATGCTGGGAAAAGGATTACTTCACATCTGCAAGGCCGTGGGAACAAAAAGGGCCGTCAATCACCGTACCACTAGGCACAACAGCTCCAGTAGAACGTACAAGTAACGCCGCAAATCCACTTCTGGCCAAGCAACTTGGTAGCAACACAAATGCAGGGTCAGCGGGCGTAGAAATTGATGCCGGAGGTAGACTACAAAACACAGCAGCTGTAGACTTCACAATCGATCCACAAGGATCTCTATACACTGACCTAACCGGAGCATCAGCAGTCACAGTCAACGTTTTGAGGGAAGCCCTTGCGCTACAAAGATACGAGGAAGCCCGAGCACGATACGGAAGCCGGTATACAGAGTACCTTTCCTATCTTGGAGTCCGCTCCTCTGACGCAAGACTCCAGCGTCCAGAGTATCTCGGAGGCGGTAAATCAACTATCCAGTTTAGTGAAGTTTTGCAGACAGCTGAAGGGACAGCCCCCGTTGGTGAGATGCGCGGGCATGGTATATCTGCAGGAAAGACTAATCGCTATCGGCGTTTCTTTGAAGAACACGGATACGTCATCACTCTATGTGTCGTCAGACCCAAAACAATCTACGGAAATGGACTAAGCCGGACTTGGAACCGTCGGAGTAAAGAAGACTTCTGGCAGAAAGAACTACAGCATATCGGTCAGCAGGAAGTGCTAAACAAAGAAGTGTATGGCGGCCATACCACACCAAACGGAGTATTTGGGTACCAAGATCGATACGACGAATACCGACGGTCAGAAAGCAGCATAGCCGGAGAGTTCAGAACCACGACCCTAAACTTTTGGCACATGGCGCGAATATTCGCGTCGGACCCAGCACTTAACGCAGACTTTGTGAACTGCGTACCAACAGAACGAACTTTCGCTGTACCATCAGAAGATGTACTGTATATAATGGCTAAACACCGAATCGCTGCGAGGCGACTGGTGGCTAGCACCGGAGCCTCCTTCATCTACTGAGGAAAAAATGAAGCGAACCAACCTCAAACACAATGAATTCGGCCTTGAAATCGTATCGCCGAAACCTATGCAGCCACCACTGGGCTATAAACGCGCTCCCTCTTTGTCAGAGCAAATCCGGCAGCAAGTGCTTGCTCATAAGTTGGAAATGCTCGAGCATTTGGAAGAAACCGAAGAAGAAGCCGACGATTTCGAAGTTGAAGACGACTTCGAACCGGCTTCGCCTCATGAAAACGAACATATGCCAACCGTTAAAGAACTGCGGTTGCGAGCTAAAGAAATCAACGAAGAAGTGAAACGCAGGAACTTAGAGAACTTACGCGACCAGTTAAAACGTGAGAACGACGCAAAAAGGGGGGTGCCGGAGGCACCCCCCTCTAGAACTTCCTCTGAAACACCACCTAAGTGATGCATCCCCGGAGCCGACCCCTCACAAAAAGGGGGTCGGCGTAGGGGGTGCATCCCTGGTGAGACCCCCCCTTACTTGCGCCAGGGATCGAAGCCCGAAGGGTGAAGACCCGTAGGGGCTTCATTCACGAGAGCCCGCCCGGGCGCCCAGATGGTCCATGATACTACTTGTTATATCATGGACTAGGTGACAGGAGTGACATGGCAAAAAGATCGAACTCGAACCGGGGAAACGCGAGTAACTATTCTACCGCTAACCGGAGGTTGTCTTCCCCGACAAAATTCACTCCGGTTACCTTTAACAGGAACCCCTATGAAAGCATCCTGGATCAAGGATATGGTCAACACGATAGACGGTACTACAACCCGACAAGAGCTTCCTCTGGACCTGCAACAATTCACAGAGCTTCTGCACGCCTCAATGTGGACCGGTTTGCAGACCTCCGTAACCAAAGCTTACCGTGGCGAGTGGGATTCAGTACCCCTAGTGACGTCGCAATCTGTATTAGGCGAAAGATCAGAAAAGAAGTGCTCCTTGCGCTGCGTCGTACATCTGGTGGGAAAGGAAAACCAAAACGACGCAATATTTACAGTGGATATCAGTGTAATTAGGAAAA